CGCAGATCCATCGCTCTTAGGCCATGAAACAGTAATTGAATCGCCCGCAGCTAGACCAGCAGTTGGAAGAGTAACTGAACCATAACCAAGAGTGTCGTCAATTGCTACTGCAAGTGCGTAGTTGATTGAACCAGTATCGTCACCAGTTACATCGCCTGCGTCATCATTGATCTTAAGATCGATGACACGTGAAGTTGCTGAAGCAGATGACAAGATCATTGTGGCCACATACGGTGTGGCTGCTGTGGGTATTAACATACCTAGGATCTTTAACTTGGTTTTGGTGGAACCTGGAAAGAGTTTTGTTAGGGTCATACAGAGCATTGGCCGCGGTATCCGCAAAGCTGAAGACAAAGACCATGTGCAGATCTGGGATGTGACTTCCACCTGCAAGTTTGCTCGACGGCATCTTACCAAACGCAAGGCCTACTATCGAGAAGCCAACTATCCATTCTCCCAGGAAAAGCTGGAATGGATGAAGGTCAAATGAGTTGACTTTGCAACGTAAACCGTATATATTAACACATGAGAATACTTACCCTAGACAACGCACCTTATGATCTAGATCATTTGCCCGATGAAATAGATGATATGCGATTTGCCATACTCGACAACTCGTCGCCTGCTGAGCCTGATTATCACTTTATCCCCTTGATTTTTTTGGAGAGCTTTAATGCTCCAGCCCTGGCGTTGCGTATAGGTCAACGAACCATTCGCATGCCCATGGACTGGCAGATCTTGATTGGCGAACCTGAAGTGGGCGATCTAGAAGTGTTGCCACTTACATCAATCAATGATCGCGGGTTCAAGGTGTTTCAATTCAATCCCTTGACCAGTTTCAGACCCAGCTTTCCTGACATTGAAATCCTGGATGTGTATCATGAGGTGTCGTGGTATGCACCCAAACTCAAGAACGGCCAGTTGCTGGCCGTGCCCATTGACGACAGCGACGAACCTGACTGTGTGTATTTTGTCAAAGACATCAGTCGCAACTGTGAGATTGTGGACTACAATAAAGCCTGGTAATGACAGAAGATCAAATGATTCAAACTTTGCGGCGTATGGTAGCAATCTACATGGAAAGCTATCCAGACGATCGCGAACAGATTGAGCGATTCCTGCGATGGGCTTTGCATGCATGGGGATACCAAGATGGGCAGTCTTAACCCTGGAGCGACCTACATCTACGAGCGTGAGGACAACAGAATCTACGCTCGAGAATTTGGGCAGACCAAACGACGTCTGGTGGGATGGACCGATAATAACAGCCTTCCCCTTCAGGAATACCGCAGCGAAATCAATCAGGTATTGACCATGTGCGAGACAGATCCGGCCATGCGTGAGTTGCTGGATCAGCTGTTTGTGCTGTATAATCTAAAGAAACAACATGAGTGACAAGCTGAACATTGCCAACGAGATGCGTATGTTTGATCGCAAGGTCAGAACATTCTACGACGATCTCACCGCAGAAGAAAAGAAGAAGTTTTCAAACTATCTCATGATACGTTGGGGATCGGCCGTGGAAGGCTCACGTGAGCTGCAGGAGTTTTATGTGATTGCCACCAACGAGCGACTGAACAAACACTTCTTTGATGTGAGCCGACACCCTAAACTGCAATGGCTCATGGCCACCACAGTGAGTCCTGATCTGGGCACACAGCGACATCCCTGGATTGCTCCTCGCAAGAAAGAAGCAGGTGCCAGTGCTCGACGAAAGCAACTGCAACAGATATATCCTCACTACAAAGATGATGAGATTGATGTGATGATGAAGATTCTGACAGATCGAGAAATAAAACAATATCTCAGAGACCAAGGTGACGATACCAAATGACATATCAGTGTCAGTTTTGTAAAAAGGATTTTGTCAAAGAAACCAGCTTGGCTGTGCATGTGTGCGAGCAGAAACGTCGCAGACAAGATCGGTCTGAGCGCGGTGTAGAACTGGGCTTTCGGGCTTATATTCGTTTTTATGAAACCACTCAAGGATCTGCACGTCTCAAGACCTATGATGACTTTTGTGAAAGTGCCTACTATCGTGCTTTTGTGCGTTTTGGTAGATACTGTGTGGCCACTCGAGTGATCAATCCGCCACAGTTCCTGGAGTGGTTGTTAAAGCACAACAAAAAGATTGATCGTTGGCCCAGTGATCAGCTGTATACGGAATACCTGGTTGATCATCTGCGAGTAGAAAACATTGCTGACGCCTTGAGTCGTGCCATAGAGTATGGCATTGATTGGACCGAACGCACAGGCAATCCTGCACACGACTGCATGCGATTTGGTAACACCAATGCCTTGATACATGCTGTGACCACTGGACGCATAAGTGCCTGGGTGATCTACAACTGTGAGTCGGGGCAAAAGTTCTTGAGCGAGTTGAACTCTGAGCAGTTGGCCATGGTCTGGTCTTATGTTGATTCGGACTTTTGGCAAAAGAAGTTTGCAGATTACCCAGCAGACCAAGCCTATGCTCAGGAAATACTACAAACAGCAGGATGGTAACATGATCTATATTGATTTTTTCGGCGGGCTTCACGGAAATTTTTTAGAATATAGCATCAATGCTTTAGATAACAATATCAAAGAGGTTAGTCCGTTTACAAAGTTTGGCACCTCGATGTCGCCCTATAGTGAGTC